TTGTGGGGGATAGCTCGCAGCAGGGTGTGGAGCTATTATTGCGCTCAATGCAGGGGGAATGGAAGGAGCACCCTGATACAGGATGTGCCTTGGAGAAGGCACAAGGAGGTAGTATTGATCGCTTTTTTGTACGCAATATACGGGTACAGCTTGAGGCGGATGGTTTTTCAGTAGATAAATTAAATGTAACAACACAAGGTATAGAACTCAATGGCAACTATAAGTAGATATCAGGTAGAGGAGCTGCAGGGGTGGCTTGATCTTTCAGAGCGGCTTTATGGCACTACTGAGCACGCTTTTGCATTAGCAGTGTTGAATGGAGCGGCTCTTACGGATGTGATTGTAGCGGGGAGTTTTATTCTTTATGATACTACTTTACAGACGAATGCTACAGTATTACTCATTTATGAGAATAATCACACAAATCCTGCTACTGCTTTTTCTGATAGAGATAGGGCGGTGCTTGAACGTAAGGAGGGTATTAGTATATGGGCTATAGATCTTGATTTTGTTATACAAGAAGGCTAATTATTATGTTGAAACTAAGTAGTAAGATAACGATTGAGGGGGCTCAGGTGTGGGAGTTTACCGCAGTCTCTGAGGTGGAAATTACTCAGGATGTTGACAGCTTGACGGATACTTGTCAGGTGCATATTCCTCGAAAAGTGCAATGGGTAGTGAGTAGGGATGGGCATACTGTAACGCAGCCGCCTATCAAGCGTGGAGATCGCATCACAGTATGCTTGGGTTATGATGGAGTACTTAGCACTCGTTTTGTGGGGTATATCCGTAGTGTGTGCACTAAGGTGCCCGTAGTGTTAAAATGTGAGGATGCTATGTATTTACTCAAAACACAGAAGGCAGTACCTAAAGGTTGGAGGAATGCAAGTCTTAAAGAAGTTTTAGAGCATTTGTTACAGGGTACTGGCATTGCTGTGGAGCTAATGGATAAAGACCTTGACCTTGGGGCATATCGAATTGTTAAGCCTACTGTAAGTGAAGAGCTTCAGGAACTTAAAGAGAAGTATATGCTTAGTAGTTATTTTCGTTTTGTAGGAGATAATAATGTGCTTTACGTAGGGCTTAAGTATCCTACTGATCATCGAACAAAGCACATCTTTAAGTGGGGGAAAAATATCATTGATGAGGATTTGGAATACCGTAATAAGGATGATATTCGTGCTCGTGTGCAGGCTGAGAGTTTTGGGGCAGGTCATAAAAAGACGACCATTGAAGTGGGTGATAAGGATGGTGATTTGATAAAGATACGCATTGACGGGCTGAGTGAGGAAGAACTCAAGAAGTATGCTGAGAAAACGCTTGAGCGCTATAAACAAGATGGTTTTAAGGGTAGTTTTGATACCTTTGGTATGCCCGAGGTAAATAAGTGTGATATGGTGGATATTACTGCTGAGGATGGTAATCAGGGTACTTATTTAGTCAAGAAGAATGAAATCAGTTTTGGCACCAGTGGATATCGCCAAAAGATAGAGTTGGGACCAAGGATAGGATACTGATGAACAACATATAGAAAATGAAAGAGATTATACAGTTATTAGCTCGTACAGGTGACGAGATATATGCTAAAATAGCTACAGTTATTGCAGTGAATGAAGAGGGTAAAACAGCTGATGTACAACCTCTTGATGGTTCTGCTGAGATCTACGATGTTTACATCACTGTTGATGATAATAAAGGTGGTATTTACACTCAACCTGCAGTTGGTTCGCTGGTATGTGTGGTGTTTGTAAGTAAAGAGATTGCTGTGGTAGTAAACCCTTCTGAGCTCTCTAAGTTCAGGGTGAAGATAGAAAATACCACTCTTGCAATAGACAAGGATGGCTTTTTGCTACAAAAGGGGAGTGAGACACTGGCAAAACTCACTGCTGACTTACTAAAAGCTATCAAGGTAATGAAGTTCACTACTAATATGGGTCCTACCATTCAGCTAATAAACATACAGGATTTTATCGCCCTCGAAAAGCGATTTAAAGTCTTTTTAAAAGATAGTTAAAGATGGCACGAAGCAAAGAACAAATACGGCTCAAAGCCGAACAGTATTACATAGAGAACATCACCGTCTCACAGGCTGAAATAGCCGAGCTTTTTGGCGTGCGCGCCGCTACTATTGGTGAGTGGGTAAAGAAGTACGATTGGGAGGAAAAACGGCTGAGCTTCCACGCATCGCCGACCCTCATTAAGCAAAAGCTCCAAGCGGAGACTATTCGCATTATGAACGGTGAGGAGGCGACTTTCTCTGCCGATGCGGTGGCTAAGCTGATGGCAGCTCTCGACAGATGCAACGCCCAACTCGACCCTATTGTCATCAGTCGTTTGCTCAAAGAGTTAGACCTCTTTATCTCGCAAACTGACCCCGCCTTTGCCATAGAATGTACCAAGTATCATAAGCAATTCCTGCAACACAAAATCAATGAGAATGAGTAATCAGCACTATGAAGAATAACAAATACACCAAGATATTACAGGATTACGACAAGCACTGCCAGCTTATCGCCAAGTCCACCAGCATCGATATTCACGAGACGCCCGCCTCACAGCTCTCTCGCAAGCGCACCCTCGAAAAGGACTATGTAGCGTGGTTTGAGTACTACTTTCCTGCGTATGCCAAAAAGAAATGTGCGTGGTTTCACAAGAGGCTGGCAAAGGAGATTGTAAAGCATAGGCGACTCAGGCTTTTGGCTGAATTGTATCGCTCGGCGGGCAAGTCAGTACATATAGATATGGGTATACCGCTCTATCTCTACCTTGCCAAGGGCGAGATGCATTTTATGCTGCTCATTGGTGAAACTGACCCCAAAGCCAAAAAGCTACTCTCAGGCATACAGGCACAATTGCAATTTAATAACCGCCTCAAAAACGACTATGGCAACCGCTTTGCCGTAGGTGATTGGGCAGACGGCGACTTTGTAACCACCGATGGTGTGCGGTTTATGTCGCTGGGCTTTGGGCAAAACCCCCGTGGAGTACGTGAGCAGGCCGACCGCCCCGACTATATCGTAGTGGACGATGTGGACAGCAAAAAGTCCATTCACAACGACCGCATTATGCGCGAGAGCGTGGACTTTATCACTGAGGATGTTTGGGGCTGCTTTGACGCCGATGAAACCGCCACAGAACGCTTTGTTTTTGCTAATAACAACTTCCATAAGAACTCAATAACCAACCGTCTAAAAGGTTACTTTAAAGATGTAATAAGCTCACAGAAACAAGAAGCAAGTAGTGAGCAGCAGTCCTCCGTGACGTATTCAATATTAACGGTCTGTGCGGTTAAAAACTTACAGGACTTTACCCCTGAGTGGCCTGAGAAGACCTCAGCGGACTATTGGCGCAAGAAGTTTGAAACAATGCCCTACCGCTCTTTTATGCGCGAGTATATGCACGTGCACATTGAGGACGGAGCTATATTTAAATATGAGAATATTCAGTACAAACCTGCTTTAGCTTTACGTGAATACGATGCACTCTGTTTTTATGGTGACCTTTCTTACAAAGAAAACGCTGATTATAAAGCAATGGTATTAGTGGGTAAGGTAGGAAAAGAGTTTCATATCTTACTGGTATATCTTCAACAGAAAAGTCGTGCTCACTGCGCCAAATGGCTCTATGATATGTACGAGCTCTATCACCTCGACCGCTACAATATCCGCTATATGATTGAGGGCTTATTTGCTCAGGATGAGTTTGTAAACGACTTTGATGAAGAGGGCGAGCGGCGCGGTTACCTTATCCCTGTAGTGGCAGATAAACGCCCCAAAGCAGAGAAATACGACCGCATTGAAAGCCTTTCAGGGCACTTTGAGCGGGGCAACGTCTACTTTAACAGCGAGCAGAAAACTCCCGATATGCAAACTCTCATCGACCAATTCCTTGCCTTTGAAAAAGGAAGTCAAGCTCACGATGACGGACCCGATGCCGTACACGGAGCTTTTAAATACCTGAATAACCGTACCCGACAAGTACATAACAAATACGCCTTTGGAGCTCGTGTGGATAGCCACTACTAAGAGGATAAAACATACTAACAATTAATAGAGTAGACTATGTTTGCAATTATTGAAGACCTTAAAAACAATATTTACCAGTATCAAACTGAGCAGATAACACAAGGTGATGAAAGTATCATACTTCAAGGTTTACGAACGGCAGAAAGTGAGGTGCGTTCTTACCTTGTGTTTAATAGTCAGAAGAAGTATCTTGATGGTCGTCCTCACTATGACACCAATAAGATATTTTCTGCTCGTGGTCAGGAGCGTAATGCTTTGATATTAAATTTGGTGCTCACTGTGGCCAAATGGCACATTATTCAGCTCTCAAATGTAGATATCCTCTTTGAGACGGCTAAGGAACGTTATGACCGTGCTATTGCCTACCTTGAGAAACTTTCAAAGGGTGAAGTAAATTTATTTGATTTACCAATCATCCCAGAGAAGGAGCAAGAAGAAAAGGGAGTACTACCCTTCAGAATGGGTAGTCGCACTAAGTTTAACCACGAATAAGTAAGTATTACTAAATAGCTTTTAATGTGTATTAAAATGAGTAGAAAAAATAAAAATAATAGCAGTAATAGAACTGTAAGACAAAGTAAGAACCCCACCCCCTACGTACCTCATATCATTCAGAAGCCTTTGTCATTAGTACGTAATGATGTGCGAATTTGGCGTAACGCATTAGCTATGGCATTGCATCCTGATAACCCTAAGATGTACCCTTTGTACAATTTATACGATGATGTACTTACAGATGCACGACTTTTCTCACAGATGGAAAACCGTAAGCAAAAGACTATCGGAGCGATGTTTAACATTCTTAAACCAAATGGTGAACTTCACGAGGAACTTACTTCACAACTACAAAAATCATTGTGGTTTGATAGTATTATCAACCATATTTTAGACAGTCGCTTTATGGGGTATACACTTATTGAATTGGATATAAATGATAGTGGAATGCCTGTAGTATCGTTAGTACCTCGTCAAAATGTACTACCTACTAAGGGGATTGTACTCAAAGACATAAGCGATGATAATGGAGAGGATTATCTTCATAGTTCACATTATGGCTCGTGGTTACTGGATTTTGGAGTGCCTCGTAATGTAGGAATTATTAATAAAGCCGTTCCACATATTCTTTTCAAAAAATTTGCCCAAAGTTGCTGGTCAGAACTCTGTGAAATATTTGGTATCCCCCCTCGTGTAATGAAAACGAATACTCAAAACACAGCTGCCTTAAATCGGGCGGAGCAGATGATGCGTGATATGGCAGCAGCAGCTTGGTTTATCATTGACGAGACTGAGGACATTAGTTGGGCAACTGGGGGGCAACCTGCCAATGGTGATGTGTATAATGGACTTATTCGCCTCTGTAATGATGAGATTTCTCTCCTGATCTCAGGAGCCATCATAGGGCAAGACACTCAATTTGGAACACGTGGCAAGGAGCAAGTGTCAGAAAGTTTACTCACTGACTTAGTAAATGCCGATCAGACAATGGTAGAGCAATATATGAACGATAAAGTTCTTCCAGCACTTTATCTTACAGGTATTCTCTCTGAAGCCGATTTACGCTTTGAATATGACAAAAGTGAAGACCTCACGGAGCTATGGACACGCACCCGAGAAATTCTTCCTTATAAAGAAGTAGACAATGAGTGGATAAGAAGTAAGTTTGGTATTGAGGTTGTAGACAGTAAATCCTCCGCTACTCCCTCCTCAAAGTTCAATGCTGAAAACTGGAATTTCCAACACGATTTTTTCGACTAAGCCCCAAGGACTACTTTGGGGCTCTCCATAGTAAACTTCAAGAGGATTATACGCCTTGTCAATGTCCTGCCTGTACTGCTGCAAGGGCACAGCTCGCTGCGTCTGATAACAACCTCTTGTCTAACAGTGAAGAGATTATGAATGTCGCTATGAAAGCATTTACACGTCTTCACGAAAATGGTCGTTATCATCCTGAAGACCTCTTTGTCACCAAAGAGTATCGGGCGCTGGTAGATGCTACTGCATCTACTATTAGCACCGCCATACCTCATAGTGTTTCTGATAGTCTCAAATCCTACTTAGAGCGCGATGTATTTGTATTCTCAGGCTTAAAAACACACACTCAGCTCACCGAAGCTCGTAGCTATCTCAAGGATGAACAAGGTAACATACGTCCTTTCTATGCTTTTAAGCAAGATGTACTTAAACTCAATGAGCAGTACAACCAAAACTACTTAGAAGCTGAATATGAATTTGCAATACATTCTGCTCAAACAGTAGAGCGATGGGAGAGTTTTAGCGATGATACCAATCACTACTTCCTTGAATACCGCACTGCAGGAGACAATCACGTTCGCCCCGAACACGCTTCTCTTGAAGGAATTTGTCTACCAAAAGATGATCCATTTTGGCAGTACTATATGCCTCCTAACGGCTGGCGCTGTCGCTGCTCAGCCATTGAGGTTATTGCTCCTATAGAACCTGTCACTGACCCTAACAGTGCAATGGTTGCAGGCGATAAGGCTACTACTAAGATAGGTAAAAGCGGAAAGAACACCTTAGAGATGTTCCGTTTCAACCCTGCTATTGAGAAACGTGTATTTCCCAAAAATAACGCTTATAGCAAGGTGGTAGGGGCAGAGACTGTAAAGCAAGAAGCACAAGTGCAGAGCACAAAGGTCAATAAAGAAAGGGAAAAGACAATTATCTATCAAGACACTACGATAGAAAAACTCAAAGAAATCTACGAAAGACAAACAATTAATAAGAAGAACGAAAAGATAATTATGAATACAGATACAGGTTATATACAAACAGTAAATTCCTTTGATATCAATCTCAAATTACGGAATGATAAACCCTTATCTAAGAGTGATCAAAGAACAATAAAAGCCTTAGATAGTTTGATTGAAGATAACACTCTTCCTAATAATATTGTCCTGTATAGGAATGATGGTATTGCTTTTATAAAGTCAAGGTTTGGAATTGATGAAGATAAAATCTATTCACTGAAGGCAAGTGAACTTGTCAAAGCTATAAAAGCTACAAAAATAACTGAATTTTTAGAGAAAGGTTATTTTTCTACCTCTGCAATTAAGAATAACAATATATTCCTTAGTAGGAGAGTGCAATCTGAAATAAGAGTTAAAAAAGGCACCAATGCTTTTGTAACAAATAATTGGAAAGAAAGTGAGGTTATCCTAAAAAGGAATCAGAGGTACAAGATTGTGGATATATCCTCTGAAAAAGATAAGATAAAGATTATAATGGAAATAGTCAATTAATAGCCAAAACGCGCTAATATCCTTGGTATACCATATTTCATTAAAAACGCCTTTTCTTCAGGCTCAGAGAAATCAATCTCACCAGATGAGCACATATAGCCTATGGTTGTTACAGCATAGCCGTGCCTCCTCTCAAAGGTTTTCAACTCCTCTGAAGTAAAGAAGCGTTCTGATATGTAAATCTTAGATTCCATAACAAAGGAAATTTTCTGCAAAGGTACTAATAAAAATTGAATTGTCAAGTTTTATTTAAAAAACTTTTAAAAATAATTTAAACGCTATGAATTTACAAACGATTTTAAAGACAACTTTTAGTATCCTCGAGGTAGAACTTGCCTCTGAGTTTGACCACAATTTTAGCCGTCAAGCGTTCTTTGATAAGAAGTGGGTAGTCCGTAAGTTCTCAGGTAATACAAAAGGCATACTTGCAGGGCGGGGTATGCTGCGTCGTTCCATCAATAAGAAAGTGCAAGGCAGTAGCATCCTATTCACCAGTAATTTGCCTTATGCCTCTATCCATAATGAGGGTGGAAAAATAAAGGTAACACCTAAGATGATACGCTACTTTTGGGCAATGTACTACAAAGCCAATAAAAGCCTTACAATGAATAAAAAGGGTACTGTACGCAATACCCAACGTAATAGAAAGCTCACACAAGAGGCAGAGCAATGGAAAGCCCTTGCTTTGAAAAAAGTAGGTTCAGTCATTGAAATACCTAAGCGGCAATTCATAGGAGAACATCCTCAGGTGAACAAAATCATTGAAAAGACATTTAGAATATTTTTAGAAGAATATATTACTTATCAAAAACGAAGATTAATGCCTAATTATTAAAAAAAATGAAAGAGTTATTACAATCCTTACAACAGCGTATTGCTCAAATAGAAGGTCTTCGCTATATTGATGAAGACTGGGGGCAATTGGATTACTACAGCCCTAATATGCCTGTACAGTATCCTTGCTGTCTCATTGATATTAGCAGTGTAGATTATTCAAATTTAGGGCAAGATTTAAGTAAAATACCTCACCAAAGACAATTAGCACAGATACAAGTAAAGGTTACAGTAGCAAACCTAAAACTAAGTAACACAAGCCTTAACGCTCCACAAAAGCAAAAAGATGATGCTTGGTTAATATGGGAACTCTTAGAGGAAATACATAAAAAGCTCCACGGATTCGCTCCTATTAATAATGCTTCTTTATTAGTGCGTCAATCAATGAACCGTACTTTGAGGGACGATGGACTGCAGCAGTATGAAGTATATTACAAATGTGAAGTAAATAATGCTTAAAATAGAGATAGTTGTCTACTCTCTACTTTTTCAAGTTCCTCTTCAATAGGAGTACTCAGAATACGGTAAAGGGTTTCTCTTGAGATATGGAATTTAGGGTAAATATACTCACGCCATATTGTACTTATGGGGATAATACGGGCATCGTATTTATTAAACTCATCAATAATAGCTTGATAACGATGTAAAAGGTTGCGACGTGCACCTATGCGACGCTTTTGGGAAAGAGTTGAAGCAATCATATATAAAGAAGTATTTAGG